TCTTTATACTTAGGATCTTTTGTTTTGTCCCACTGTTTCCAGACGTTATCAATCGTCTTTAAAGTTTGTTCTCGTTCCATGTGCTATTATCTTTTTTATGCCTGGTGCTTTTATGTTTAACGTTGCATATCCAGCCCAAGCTTTCTTAATCAGATTAAGTTCTAATATAAGATTAGACCATTGTTTTTGACTAATGTCATTACTTGTTATTGTTAATTGTTTTTCTTTCATGTTGTCCTTTCTTTTTTTAACCTAGCCAAACTTTCGTAAGGCTAGGTAATCTAAAAAATTAACCTCTATAAGAAGGTTATATTTAATATAGGATATTTTAGGATAATGTCAACCCTGGCCTTTGTATCTTTTTTGTGATTTTTGGCGCTTTTCTTGCTTATTTTTATTTTTTTTATGTTGCCGTGGTCCACGTTTCTTGGGCTTATCACGGGGAGTATAGAACTTGAAACTTTGTTTAGCCATCTTCCCACTGTTTAACAAATGCTGTTTTATCTTCTGGACAACTTAAAACTGGTAGATAACTTATTTTACCATTGACGTGTTGTTGTAAGTCTGCACCACAATTCATACATCTATATACTTCGTTTGTAAGTCCGACTAACATCGTATGTTCTTCACAAGTTGGACACTGACCTTTTACTACTTCTGCTGATACTTTCATATTATTGACAACTTAAACACTCATCGCTGTCATTGTCAAGGTCTGCTAATGCCTCTTCTTTACAGTCCTGGCTGCAAAACATATCTAATTCGTCTTTAGGTTCGAATTCTTTTTTACACTGTTTACAATTTTTCATTCTTGTATAATTTTTTTGATTGCTTTAGATCCGTCTATATTTTCTTCAAGTTCAACTTTTACTTTTCCGCATTTGTATTGAATATTATCATTTGCTGTACGTTCCGCAACTCTTTTTCCTTTTAAACAATCTGACATTGCGGGCTGTATTCTATGTTCTGTAAGAACACCACCTATAAACATACAAAGAGCTACTACGCTACTGATGACCGTTTCCATTTGCTCTTACCTTATCTTTTAATTCTTCAACATCTTCCAATGCTTTGTCTAATTGTGTTTTTAAAAATTCTATATTAACTTTGTTTGTCATATTCATTTCTTGAGTAGATTGTAATTTCTCTACGGTCTTGTAAAGATCTTCCAATAAAAAATGTTGCTCCTGGTCCGTGGGCACTTGTTCAGATTTCTTTAACAAATCATTTTCAAATAATTCTCTTGATGTCTCCAAAGATACTAGTCTTGCAGTAAGCTCTGTGTATGCGAACACGCCCATTGCAACTAGAATTATAAGGCTAGCTACCGTCTTCATTGGCATCTGCACTCTTGCCTCTTCTCCTATATCTAATGGTTTATTGGACATTGGGACCTCCGAAGAATGCTAGGAGACAAAGAGCAATAATTAACATCGCTGTAAATTTATAATCCATCCTAGCACACTCCATAATCATTACTTAACTATGTAAGCTACAATAAGTACAGCAACTACAAGACATTCAATCTTGTGGTCTGACCAGTAATGCATAGCTTTACTTTTCATTTTATCAATCATTTTTTTTCTCCTCGATTTCATAGAAGAACTTGTCGGTATCTTCTGTCCGCCATGCTCTACTATCTTCTACATTCCATTCAGAAGTCTGCACTTTCCAGTCAGGAATATTATCTTTCACAGTGAAAGAAGGTATATCCCATATACATCTGTTGTTAGGTTGTGCTGCAAAATTACCGTCATCGAGGGCAATTATGTGAGCGCACTTATGTTCGTGCGGAATCTCTGAATGATCAGTGTCGAGTATATTAGACTCTGGATGTGCAAAGTCAACTGTAAATAAATATTTTCCTGGGTGCCATTTCTTGTCTTTTCCGATATACTTACCGGCTTGTCCGTCTAATATATCCCAACGATGGACAGAAGGATAATAAGAAAAACAATTCCAGAGCTGTAGTTCATCAAGTCGTCTTGCGGGCACTCCGGATGGTTCAAATCCCTGTTGAATAAACGCGCTAATTGGTAGGCGATAAAATATTGCACCGTTTTCCATAATAGCATGAAATAATATACTACGGCCTGTAAGAGCGCTAAGACCAAACACAATGCAGTCTTCAACTTCTCCATGATGTTTTTTAAGATCATATAAATATTCTCTTTTTATTTGTGCATAGGTTGCCGGTATGTTTGCATTTAAGTAAGCCATAATTTATCCTCATTTTATTGTACCCCAATTTGGTCCAGATTCATAGTCTACTTTGTTTTTAACCATTAAAGGTATTGCATTCTCCATTGTTTCTTGAACCATGATCCGTGTTTCGTGGTCCTTGATTGATACACAAAGCTCATCGTGTACCTGTATGTGAGGAACTATACCTTTTTCATATAACAAGACCATTGCCTTTTTTGTCATATCAGCAGCTGATCCTTGTATCAATCTATTCAAAGCTTTATAAGTAAAAGCAGGAACAAAGTATTGTATAAACCAATTTTTTCTTTCTTCTTCAGTAAATTGTTCAATTTTCTTTTCAGATTTTTCATTGAATTGTAATTTAAATCTATCCCAAGCTTCTTCTTTTGATAATAATTTAGGAGTAATCCATTCACCTTCATATTTAATTGTACCATCTTTTTGTTTTATCTCTTCAGCTTTAGGATCCCATTCTTCAAACTTACGTATTTTATTATTCCATCTTTTATTAACGCTTTCATATTTATCAAATCTACAAAATCTATCTTCAAGAGTAAAAATTAATTTATTATTTTTAGCAAATTGCATTAGACCATCTGATAATTTTTTAACAAAGGGGACTTTTCTATGGTAAGTATCAAACAAAGTTTTTGCTTGAGTTGTATCTAAATTTAACTCTGCTGCTAATTTACCTTTACCCATACCATAAAACAATCCAAGGTTAATTGTCTTAGCTTGTTTTCTAGATATGTTAGCCATGTCAGCTACTATCTGGTGAAAGTCTGCTTCAGAATCATCAAATTGTTTTTTTAATTCTTCACCTTCTTTTTCGTTCATTATCTTCTTTATTGCATAATGCACCACAATCCTCGGTTCTTGCTGAGAATAGTCAAAACTACCCCATCTATGGCCTTCCTCAGGGATAAATAGCTCCCTCATCTTCTTACCTATATAACCTTTAGAAGGTATTTGTTGTAAGTTTGGATTACTCATTGAGAATCTACCAGTTACAGTTCCTCCACCATCTCCTCTAATTTGATTTATATCTGCGTGTATTCTACCTTTGTAAACATAACCTTTTAAACCTTCGATAAAAGTATTTACAGCTTTATCGGCTTCTCTTGCTTTTGATACCATTCTTAAAAACCTATCTTCATGAGTTTTTAAATAATCTTTTGGAAGTTTAGGCATTGCTGATTTAGCAGTCTTTTCAAAGTTTGTTATACCTCTATTATCTAGTAATTGTTTTATAGAAGTTGCTGCCCACAGTTGAAGATCTAATTGTGTATGTTTTTTTATTATTTTTAAAAGATTGTCTCTTCTAAGTGTTAGTCTTTTACCAAGACGTTCAAGTTTTTGGGTATCTATCCTAACTCCTTTAAATTTCATGTCAACTAGACAAGGAAATAATCTTGTTTCTAATTCAAAAATATTTCTACATGTATACTCTTTATTGTCTTCAGGTTTTATGTATAATACTTTGTCTAATTCTTTATTAAATAAATTCCATAATTTTAAAGTTAAGTCTACGTCTTGTTTTGCATAATCTTTTACTACACTAGAAGGTAGTTTGTGCATGTTAGACATTGGATCTCTTTGCATGCCACCAGACCATTCAAAAGTTTTTTCTTGTAAGTCGTACTTGTATTTATTTTCACCAAGAAAATCTTTGGCTAAAGCATCTAATCCATATTTAAATCTGTTCTCATCAATTATAGAAGCAGCTACCATTGTATCTAACAATTTTCCTTTTAACATTTTACCTGTCGTTGCTCTTAACCAACAAACATCATAGATTGCATTATGAAATACTTTTGCAATCTTATCGTTTTGTAAAAGTTTTGTATTCATTTGATCCCAAAACTCTTTTAATTCTTCTTCTGACTTATCGTCATCACTGTGTTTTAATGAAAAATAAACTGTGTCTTTACCGGTAGCTACAGCTACACCTGTAATAAAACCATCTTGCCTAACCGCACCTAGACCTTTTGTTTTAAGATTTGGATCGTAAGTTTCTATATCAATAGCTACTGTATCTACACCTTCTAAGTCTAGATCAATTGGATGTTTACACATTGTAATCCCTTTCTAATATCATTTCTAAATAGTGTATTGCTTTCTTAATGTCTTCTTCTTTTCCTTTCATAGAATGTCTACAAATATATTTTATAGCGTTGCCTTCTGCAAATAAAAATTTATTTTCATTTATAAACTCTGCGGGTTGTATCGTAAATTTTTTATAGTGACTCCCGCCATGCTGCTTGTCTAGTGATTTATAACCCATTCCTTTAAATATACTTTTGTCTGTCATGTTTCCTCCTTTAAAGTTCTAAAATTTCTCTCCAATTGCTTTGTATTTTTGCTAAAGAATAAGGAGCAGAAGATCCTATAGTCCAACAATCTATTCTACCTCTACTATAAGCAACATAAGCTAGTCTTGTTGCTTCAAAACCTTTAGTTTCTGGATAATATGTTGATAAATCTACTATTACGTTATCAAAAGTTAATCCTTTTACTTTATGTATTGTATCGTGTTGGACTCTTGGTTTTTTAGTTGTGTCCATGCCATTAGTTAAAACTTTATTAATGTAAGGTATCTTTGGAATTAATTTTTCATTTTTAGAAAGAGCTTCATGGTTTAAAAGTTGAGAAAATCTTTCAAATTGTTTTATTTCTGGTTTTAAATAACCTGCATCTATAAGTTCTTGAACATTATAATCTCTATCAATTAAAGGTTTAAGTTTATCGACATCACCTTGACCATTAACTTTTACTTTTGATCCCATTAACTTCCAGTATTCTTTTATCTGTTGTTTAGAAACTTTATCATTCATAAAATTTTTCCAATTTTTAAAACAACTAAAATTTTCTCTAGATACATGAGCACTACCTGATACCATTTTATAATCTATTCCATTATT